ATGAATCTCCCGCGCAAAGATAGCGGCAGGCTGACTCGCAAGGTGTCTTTCTAAGCAGGCAAAGGCATTAGGTAGCACCATATCATCATCATCCACCCAGCACACATAATCTGCGGTAGATGTCTTCAGACCGTTCTTAAACGCAAGGCCGATATTATTCGGCACACCTTCTGAGGTTATGATCTTACCGACCGCAGTAGAATGATCGGCTGCTGCTTTAGTAGCAGTGATCGATTGGTTGACATAGCCTTTTTTGGTACCAGGTGAGATGACCGTGATAACATCAATCTTCATTAAACTGGGGGTTCTTCCGGTAGCAATGTCCATACTGCGTCTGTGCATCCAAGCGCAAGGTAGGTACCGTATGAACCCATGCCCCAGAAGAATGGTCCGTATACCTTGAATTGCATCGTTACAGCACCAACCGGCGGCGGACCAATTACGACGCTGCCAGTTCCTTCGGAAAATACTTGTAGACCCGTGTCGATTTCAACATCAGAAGAATCTAGCCAGTGCCACGAAATTTGACCTGGTTCTGGTCCAAACGCGCCTCCGGAATTATATGTATAAAAAATTTCGAGACTCGCAGGTAGCGCATCGTTCCCAATATATGTGATTGGATATGACTCTGCAAGAAAATCAGATGATACGAACAGGTTTGTTTCATCCCATTCATATGCATTACTTCCTGGAGTAACCAATTCCCAAGGTACTGGTGGTGAGTTGAGGTCCGAATCCTGCCATTGTGCCGGGTCACAGAAGCTAAACGGTGTTGACACTTCCCATTCTGCTAGCATCTGAGGATCGACTTCCCATTCTCCGGTTAATAACGGAGTAACTGCATTTTGAAACGGCGTTCTAAATGGCTCAGGTACACCTCCGGAACCAGCGGGAACAGAACGAATAGTACCATCTAGAAGAATTACACGGACACCCGGCGAGTTTAATGGGTTATAGCTCATATTCGTATTTATCTTAAATTGATTATAATGCTGATCTTAAAAGATCTGAGAAGCCGCCTATGTTCTTATCGTCAACAAAAATTTGAGGTAATGTTTTAAGATCTGGGTGAAGTTCGCAAAAACGATTCAACTCGTTGTCTTCATCGAGGGCAACTTCTTCAAATTCATAGTTATGTTGAGATAACCAAACCTTTGCGGCGAGGCTATGAGGACAAGCCTTTTGTGTATATACAACAATGTGCATCTTAAAACTCGGCGCCTACAATGTCTATACTAAGACTTTGCTCTTTCAATAGTTCTCGATTTAGGCGCTCTATTTCCTTTTCTAAGCCTTCGATAGCTTTGTCTAGCTCTAGACCTTCTTTAGTTGAGAATGTAAGAGAGTCTCTCTTTAGCTTTTGCGTGTTTCGAATCTTTAGTCGAAAATTCTTAATTGCATCTTCCATGCAATTATTTATCTGCTTTGCGAAGCTCTTTCAAACAGTCCTTCATTTCATTGCTGGACTTGAACGGTCCGCGGTGCTCGTATTTTTGCAGCGTAGAAAGCTTCGGACAAAATACATGAATCCATCCCTTAGGAAAGCGAACGCAATAATAACCGGCACAATGACACACCTTGCTGATTTTGGTCTTCTTGAACAGCGGGTAATGAGAGTCGTCATCGACTTCGATGGGTTCGGGGTAGTTGATTGGATAACCCTTGACAAAAAACTCAACCCTCTTTACAGGGCTGGCTTGTTGAACTTTGCTGAAAATATCATCGTGAAAAAAGTCGCAAAGGTCCTTGCGACTAGAGAAAAGTTTCTTACCGTTTTGGTCAAGCAATACAAAACGACCGCTTGGTTCGGTGCTTAGTAATCCTAGTTTGTCTTGTTCGTTATCGGATAATACTAGCCAACTATCTTCTGTGAGCTCCTTTAATAATACCATGTGCCTCCTTTATTCTATTTCTTCTGCAATCGGCAATAGATTACCGTTATAGGATTCGTTGAGCATCCGAGCGAATTCGTCGGGATACTGAGAGATACGATTGAGTGCCCACCGCGAGCAAAACTTGAGGAAGTGAATACCGACACCGCTTACGCGATCCTTATGCACCTCGGAGATAATGCTCTCAACCAATGCCTCACGAATGTCCGCAGGTTGCGCACGAAGGTCGATGAGATGGCGATTGTATTCGTAGCGGTCCTTGACCACATGCTCGTTGCCCTCGACATCCTCCCAACGCTGAAGCATGAAGTTGTTCCAGTTAAACCCGCCCGAGTTACGGTCTTCGAACGCCTCCATCATGCCAGTCTTGTTCTTGCTACCCTTGACGCGGGCACCGGGATATGCGGGGAAGATGTTGTCGGACTTGTCACCGCGAATGCATTTTTCAAACAGTAGCCATTCCGGGTCAGGCGGAGTCTTAGCTTCGCCGCTCTTCTTGTCGATAACCGGCTTACCGTTGTCATCGAAAAATCCTTCCAAAGTGACGAGGTGGTTCGCCACCCCGTTATAGATAGTGACATTCGGTGCTAGGAGTTGCATGAAGTCCGAATCGCTACTGACAATGACATGCTCGTCGTTCGGGTGGAGGTCAATCCACATTGCAATCAAATCATCTGCTTCGGCTACAGGGCATTGCAGCACCGTGCAGTTAGTCTTGTCGAGAAAGAAACGAGCAAAATCGTCGTATGCCTCAAAAAACAGCTCGTCGTCTTCGACCTCGCGCTTGCTGCGCTTGAGTTGAGCAACCACACGATTTGCCTTATAATCCTTGCTGAACGATTTCCTCCAGCTTCGACCTTCAAGACAAAAGACGATGTGGTCACCATTCAAGTCTCGCCACGCCTTACGCAAAGCGTTGAATGTGATGTGCAATGACATACCAATGCGCGTATCAATATCACCGCGAACGACGTGCTTCGCACGATGAAACATATTTAACGCATCGACAAGAACATACTTAGCCATCACTTATCCTTCTTGGGTTCTTTCTTCAAATCACGCTTGTAAATGATATCCGAATTCTGCGTCGCTGAGGCATCGAGTCTCTCGTTGAAATCGCCAATGCCGTCAAAAGAGTCGAGGGCAATGTTCTTGCACAGCTCTGTAAACCATTGGTCGATAATTTCTTCATCTGTCGGCGCAGGTCCGTATCCATTCTCTTCTAAGTATAGCACGAAGGCCTTGTTCCAGTCAAGAATAATTCCACCAAATGCCGGATTTGCAGGATCAGTTTCAATCTTTGCTACGCGAACATACGGCTCCTCATTTGCGGAAGCCATATATTTCGTGAATTCTTCGTCCGTAATCTTTTCGTATTTCTTATCAAGACGAAGACTTTCAATCTTATATTCTTTTTCTGTGAGTTCGTCTTTACGCAATTCGAGAACAGCGCGGTCATGCTCTTCGGGAGTGATATGAAGATACTTGAGGTCTAAATCTAGCTCGACCTTAGCAATCTCCTTTTCAGTTCTGTTTGCGAGATTGATCTCCAGGAGAGCTCGTTCCAACGCCTCACCTTCTAGCTCGTGTTCAGCGTGTGCTACTTGGCGCACCTTGCCCTTGAGTCCCCAATGCGATGGCGACCAACCAAAAGGCAAAAATCGTTTCTTACTCATTCTATTTCTCCTGCTAACTTCCTTTTGAAGTATTCTTGTTTTGTAATCTTTTCTACCGTAACCTGTGGGTTGGTAGAATTATTGAATGTGCCGTCCGGGTCGGTGAGCGTTTGTGTTGTGGTTGTTATTTCGACCATACTCTCTCGGAATCGAATATTCCTAACGATTGAGCAAAGCTGTCCTGTCTCAGGATCCATCCACAGGCTGCTCTTACCGCCCTCACCTTTCAATACGATGTTCACGGTTTCTTCTGCCGTGGAACCCATAAAGAGAAGCGGATTGAAACTCTCAGGTCCCAATCTTATTTCCCCACAGGTAGCAATGAACGCGAGCAGCGACATTATAACCGCGCTCGATAGCCTCGTTCGCAATCTCACCAACCGTCTCAGTCGATTGCTCTTCGACCGTAGCACCGACAGGCATAATCCAAACAGGCCAGTTCACACCCGCCATTCTAAAATCATACACTCGCTGCTCTAGCTCATCCCAGGATTCCGGAGTGCCGCGCACAACGAACTTGAGCTGACCGAACGGAGAAACATCCATATAGCTCTTCACAATGTCTGGATGAATAGCGCGGTCCGCAGGCTCACCGCTGGTGTGCAGTAGCTTCGGCGACACCGACCAGAACCATTCTCCCTTACGACTAAAGTTTGAGATCACTTCTCGCATCTCGGGGGTCAGCTCTTGTGTGCCGTTTGTCTCAATGGTGATAAAACGAGGGAGATTGGTGCGAGCTTCTAGCTCTTTCAAAACGGCAATCTGCGCCGCCTGTGTTTGCTTCATCATCGGCTCACCACCCGTCATACATAGGTGGATGTCTTGCACCGAAGATGTTTCTCCGTAATCCTTGACAATAGTGAACTTCTTATATGGGTTGTATTCGTTCTCCATTAGCCCTTCAAGCTTGTCAGCAATTTCTTCCGCTGTTCCGGCGGGGCAAAGATGCTTGAACTTCTTAGCCCAAGAATACGAACTATCGCAACCCTTGTCCCAAACAGGAAGGTCTTCAATGCGCTTGACCTGTGAGACATCAAACTCCTTATACGGTAGCTCCCACGTAGATTCATCTGCGGGATTCTTTTGACCGAAGCCGGAGCATTGAAGGTTACACAGGAACCAACGAATCCAAAGAGTAGGAACACCTGTGTAATGTCCTTCTCCCTGTATCGACTTAAAAATTTCACTATACTTATATTTCATAAATCACTAATCCTTCATTTTGTAGGAATTCACGAAAATGATTGGCGTCTTCCGATGCCTCAAATTCTACTCGTCGTCTAGCCGACGCAGGCACCCAGTACCATACAAAACGGTCAGGGCAGTTTTCATCTAACCATTCGAGAACAACGCTCTTATCCTCCGGTGAGGATAATCCAAACCAAACTTTAGACCTACTCATATTGATATTATAACAGTATTTAGGCGATTTGTCAACAGATGGGCATATTATATGCGGGACTCTTGTAATCGCCCTTACCGGGGATAACATTACGAACACCGCCTGTCGGATTTGCTGTATCGCCTGCATAGCGAGGAATTAGATGAACATGGGGCCACATTACAGTCTGTCCTGCTGCAACACCGACATTGATGCCGATATTGAAACCGTCCGCATTGCCGTATAGTTTTCTTAAACGCCCTTCTCGCAAAGCACCTTCAAACGCTGCCTGCACACCTTTAGCATCGTTATACTTAGGAACATATAACTGATGCCCGATGGTCACGGGATACTTGTCTCGAAAGACATAATATTCTTTTGTCTCTTGAATCGGGTCCTCCCACGGAACGGTGTTAAAGTCTATCACCGATACACCGATGCGTAGTCTTCGCTTAAACCAATTAATCATTATTCACCTTCGTATGGATACACAACCCAGCCTGCGTCTTCGATTCTCTTCGCATAATAATCGGGTTCAAAGTCTGTACCTGTGCGTACATGAATGGATGCCCAAATGATGCGGTCCTTTACATCATACGGGACATTATCGAAAAAATCAGCCAGTAGCTTGAAGGTGTGTCCTGTGTCGCAAATATCATCGACGATGAGAATGGTCTTACCGTCTTGAACTTCGTCGGAAATATCGTTAATCGTATCTTCATCGCTGTAGAGAAAATCTCTGGTCGACCACCTTAGCGGCACCATCGGCAGATTCATAAGATGACTTAGCATAACACCCGGAATCAATCCTCCTCGACTAATGCCCATAATCACATCGGGCTGTCGCTTGCCGTTTTCAATCTTAAATTGAAGGTTGCGAATGAGAGAGTCCAGTTCCGTCCAGTTCACATAGTGCTTATTATCCATTATCATCTCCTAGTACCAATTGCTTGGCAAAATTATGTTTCTCGTATGTCTCTTTTAGCATAGGGTGCTTGCTTGTACATTCCTGAGGTTCGAGCTTGTGTAGCTTGAGAAGCTCGTCCATTTTGCTTTCGAGAAACCCCATCTGCGTGTAAAGTAGATTAAGGGCAAGTCTTACCTCATCAATTGACTTTTCAAAAGTCTTTTCTAAATCGTAAATTGAGTCTTCGCAATTACTCATTCGTCCGTTTCCTTTCTCTGCTTTGCTAGTGCTTCCACAAATTTATATTTGTTGTAGATGTCTCGCAGCATACCTAGCTCCGGCACTTGCGACTCGTCAATGATTGCTAATCTATTCTCAATGGCGTCTAACCGTTGTTCGATAGACTTCGGCCCTTGCCAGTTTATAGTCGCGCCAGTAAGACTGCTAATGGTGAGATTTGCGTTCGAAGTTATCTGATACCAGCTCTCATAATAGGAATCGAGATCAATATAGAGGTCGAGTTCTAATTGTTTCATTGCTTACCTCTATAGGAGAAGACCGTATCTAGTAGGCCGCCGGCGGAGAAGAAGTCTCGCTGTAGACTGTGTGTTTGAGCAATCACCTCCTCAACATAATTCGCGTAGTTATCCATATAATTTTGGATTAATGCAGCGAGCTTCTCCTTTCCGCCATTGTCCCATTCATTGTCCGACCACTCGGAAGGATACTTCCAGGTGTCATCATACATCTCACTATAGCTCAGTCTATCCGGCACCAACGGTAGAGAATCTACCACAGCACCTTCGAAGCAACTGATGCCCAGCGTTTCCTGAAGATTGAGAGACAGGACCATCTTCGACTCACCGAGTAGAGTGTGATACTCGGCTTTCGTTAGTTCCTGCTCTTGACAAATCGCCCACTCGTATTGCGGGAGCATCGCAGCAAGCTCGCGGAAGCGTTCGGGCTGCTTCTCTGGTGCGATACGATGCGGGAATAAAATCAAATCACGCTTCTTGAAACCGACATACGGCTGTAGCGTTTCGGTCATATATTCCATCGGCCAACCAGTCAGCACCATCTTACCGTCGGCGAGATAATGATGCGCATCAGCCGACACACCACCAAGCAATTCTCGAATGAAAAGGTCGATGTGAAACTTAGTGGCGAAATGATTATGGTCAAAACATTCGAAGAATGACCGCTCAGCGTACCTTACCCAAGGCTTATTGCCAATCAATCGACCTAAAAAGTCTTGCGGGTCGTAGCTGCCAGCATGCCACAGTCCGTGTGTTATCACCGGAATGCCGAGCAATTCGCTCATATACTTGAGCTGAATGATAGCAGGATTCCATGCGTCGGTGAAGATAAAGTGATCGCCTTCGCTAATAACACCATCGGAGAATAGTCGTGCAATCTTCGACAATTGTGTGTTCTTGTAAATGTTCGTCTGTGCAAAGTTTAGAAATGCACCGGGCGTCGCTTTTAGCTGTTCGTCACCACCGGAAATATTGATAACCTTTACATCACTTCTGCCGAGACGGTCAGCCTCGTTCTTGAACAGAACAGGAAGATGTGTTTTCCATTCACATGTATAACGAGTGGGTACAGATTCTAAATCAACAATGTAAATATTCATTAGTGCGTCTCGTATAGCCTCGGAACCAGTTCTCTATCCGCAGGATAAAAACATTCGCAACCGTTCTCATTATCTTCGCTAACGGAGATGATCAAATCTCTGCCGGGATAGTTTTCTTGAATATATTCTGCGAGGTCTTCTGCCATCATTTCGCAGCTCTTGAAATCCAGCTCAAGCGTACCGCTTCCGTAAAGAGCTTCCAACTCGCGCTTGAACAGAATGAACTCCACATCTCGATCATCGTGAAAGACCTCGAGCTTCACCTTGAAGTGAAACATGTGCCTATGCGGGTACTTCAAGAATTCGACACCGTCAGGCGCATCGGGATATTTATGAATGCCTTCGCGGGCAAATGTAACCCAAATAAACTTTTTAGTCTGTACTTGCATTTTCCTTTCCTTATGTCCTTTATTATATTGGTATATTCGTTATCAAGCAACTCATTACGGAAATCATTCATTGCTCTTTATCTTTTCTTTCATGTATTCTTGCTTTGAGATGTATTCGTATTCGTCGCACACGCCTCTTTTTCTATAAACGATTTCCAGGAATGCATATTTATGTACACCCGGAATTCGAGAGCTATCGAATGAGGATAAGGAGTGCTCCAATCTAACAGGCCGCCAAGCAAACCATCTATGCCACTGGCGCAAGCGCATATTTTTCTGACGGCGCCTGGCTTCTAAAGTGGTCCAAGTAAATTGCATTATGCTGGTTCCTTGTCATACCTTATTGTGCATCGCGCACCGCACATATCACCAAGAGGATAGAAATTGCCGTGTATGTCTTGTGCGACTTTGTTTTCCGTGTGCCACATGCTAACCGCACATGCCATCAGCCATTCGCTGTAGATTGAGTTAGTGCATTCAATCTCCGCAATGATTGTGTTCTCGGTGCGCGCCCCGGTTTGATATACGGTAACAGTATGCTTTTTATCGTTTCCAATGGGTGAGATATAATTACCCACAGATTGAATAAACATCCAGTTCGTATTGCGTGAAAGGTCGCCGGGGCGAAGATTATCTACCACCGACCTAATTCGTTCGTCTCTAGTCATTGTGTTTTCCTTTTAGCTCTAACAAGAAATGGTCTTTCGGCCTGCGATAAATGTAGTAACCACTTTGGCCGCGGTGAGCCGGAACCCGCCCTCGAAAAAGCTTCTCGAAGATTGCGCGTTCTTCCCCACCATTCGCAAGCTGCACTTTCACCAGGTGAAAGACGAAGACTTCCTTCCATATAATCTCGGGGTATTCTTGCGGAGTAGTATCGGCATAACGAACACGAAGTGTGTGAATCTGACCAGTAGGGCCTCGGATACCTTGAGGACCAGTATACCCCGTAGGTCCTGTAGGGCCTGTAGGGCCTGTCAAACCTGTTGGTCCTTTCATCTTACTTCAGCTTCTTTATATTTTTCCGTAGCTTTTGTTCCATCATCATGCGCTTCGTCTTCTTGAGATAGTCGAAGAAGACGATGCCGTTGAGATGGTCCATCTCATGCTGTGCGCAAACGGCGTCGAGACCGTGTAGCTCGACCTCCTCAACCTCGCCCTCCGGCGTGAGCGTCTCAATGATGATGCTCTCCAATCTCGTCATTTCCACGCCAATGCCGGGGAAGCTGAGGCACCCTTCAGTCATTGTGACCTCGTTGACGCCGAAGACGATCTTAGGATTAACGAAGGCGCGCTTCGTGCCAGCCCCACCGTGAGTGGTGTCCATGACGAAGATGCGCTTCGGAATGCCCAGCTGCGTAGATGCAAGACCGATGCCCTTGTTGGCGTACATCGTCTCGAACATCTCCTCGATGTACTGCTGCTCTGCCGCATAGCTTTCGACAGGCTCGGCAACCTCCTTCAGGCGGCGATCAGGCCAATATAAAACCTTATGTATCTTTGCCATTGTCAATCACTTCGTCGCTTTCGTAATCGCTCCACGGAGTAAAGACTTTTCTGTCCATCAAATCGTGTAATGGATGACACCACACGCCTGGGTTAGAATGGTCCATCGAAATGTCGTCAATCTTTAGCACCGTATTATAATTATAGCTTTCAATGTTAGGAATCTCAACCGAAATCATTGGAATGAAACGGCTGTGTCTCATTTCTTGGTTGAACTGCCGCATCACAAAATTATGCAGACGAAGAGGATAATCCAGCGTTACCCAAAAGCCTTCGTGTAGAAGTGCATCCACAACATGGCGCCATCCTTCGTCTTGGTTGAAGCTTTTGTTCGCACCAAGATAAATGTGATGGACCCCGTCATGGGCATAGTAGTTGTGAAGCACATTCATTATCTCCTCGAATGAATGAAGCCCTACAACAAATAATGTCAGCTTACCGTATGCCGCAGTATTCTCTACCTCAAATCCTGTGAAGTAGGTAATATCGTTAGCAACACGATCTTTATATGGTCGTTCCATTATCGTCTCCGTCTTCCTGTTCTTTATACTCGCTGCGAATAAGAGACTCAATTTCCTTTCGTATATCAAGCCCGTGAATATCTTTCATTGCTTTCTCGGCTTCCGGACTATAAGATACAAGTACATCGAAAGGTTGTTTCTCTTCCATTATTCATCTCCATCAAGAGTGTGTTCCAACTCTTCCATCTTATCGTTATCCAACGAAGCAAATGTATCTTCATCGACCTCTGTAAGCTCATCACCGAACAGCTCATCGAACAAGGCATTCGTCTTACGATTGCGTGAGATGCTGAGGTCTTGAATGAACGCAATATTATCATCAATTACTGAGAACGGATGGTCCGAAGAGAAAATCTCTTCCACCAGCGTAGCAAAGTATAGAATGTTATTCGGTACCCATTGTGAAATCGGCTTCTGTCCATTCTTACCGGACTTCTTACGCCAATCCTGAGGATGCGGCTGATAATTTTCAATCTCAATCTCAGTAAGGTTGTTAGCCATTTGCACCGCACGAATATGCTGGTAGGTGTTGTGTGCCATTAGTAGAGCATACGAGAAGCTATCCCAACTCGTTGCACCTTCCTTGCCAATCTTGTTGAGGTCGCCCGGACCATAGTGGCAAATATCGCCAATCGTTAGTCGCTTGCCAATCTCCGACTGGAACGGGAACGGAATGTCCGAACCCTTGAACTTGCGATCGTCAAATGTAAAGGTCATTACATATCCCCACTTATCCGGTGTTAGGATAGGCGAAGAGTATGTGCGACCATTTGCAACCGCTACGAACGGAGATGCACAATCGAAGGACACGGTGAGATTCGGGTTAGTCTTACGCAACTGACGCTGAATGAGGGTTAGCATACACGCCCAATCAAGCTTCGATGTACCTAAGAAGTGAATCCAATCCTTACCTTCGAGCATACCATCATCACGCATAGTGATGAGACGCTTTAGTGCCACCTCCATGTTGCACATGTTCTGTCCGCCCATGCCCCAACCTTCAAAGGGATAATCCTTCACAGCATCGTACCATCGCACCGACTCTTCCCAATTGCCGCCCTGAATGACATTGAGGAACTTTGTCATACCTTCGGTGCGGTTCTCGACATAGAAGTCGTTGTTGTGTAGGGTGGCTTTCAGACAGTCGTCAAAGGTTTTTAGTCCAGTCTCCGGACGTTGCGTGGCCCAGGTCGGAATATCCATCACCATCGACCATTCGGAGACATGCTCCTGCCAGCGTAGAATACCTTCACGAACACGGTCGGCTGCACCCTTATAGCCGCGGTCTCCCTTCTTCTCGAAGAAGCGGTCCCAGTCGAACTTGATGACGCCCTTACCGATCTGAAAGCCGCCGGAGTCGGATACTAACAGCGTCTGATCTCTGTCTCTTGTCCAGACCATCGGCTCATGGGCAATGCTTTTTTCTAAATCTATTTTTGCATGGCCCGCCGAATAGAGTGCGCGGTTATAATGGAAGTACCCGTCCGGCTTGAGGAAGTTCATTCCCTCTTGGCCTTTCTCAAACGCCGCAGGAATCCGTTCCGGCGGTTGTATCTTCCGAACCATGCTCGCATAAAATTGCGAGATGGCTGGAAGAAAAATTGCGTAGTCTCTGTTCAGTTCACTTAGATTTTGCATATTCTTCTCTTAGGTCCATTAGTATCTTACCCAACATATTTAGGCCTTTGCCTCGGCAGACACCCCAAAAAGTATCTCCCCAATGATTGCCTTCCTCTAGTATAGCATCTTCTGTTGCCAGAAGCATATCTCGAAGAAGTTCGTGCTGGTCAAACTTTGCCTGCACAATCTCACGCATGATGTCAACCTTTATATCGTCCCAATCATCGCGCATCGTTACCGTCTTACCAAGCCGCTTGGCGATATGAGGAAGCCTTGCTTGCTGAATCTCGTTCTGCTCTTCTTCACTCACCGTCTTCATCGCTTGGTATGCTGCCTCCGAGGACCACCAGCGGCGCCCTCGATACTCGATAGGGGCGATGTAGAAGTTTGACAAGAAGTGAAACTCCTTGTCAAAGCATTCTATCTTACACCTTTCTTGCTGGGAGGATGTATTCATACTCGCCGATAGCCGTAGACAGCTCGATCTTCAACGCGCCCTTGTTGCTGAAGCTCATCGTGCAGTCTTCCGCCTTCTTCGCGAGCTTGAGGATCGCCAGCGTCTGAATCAAAGGCCAGCCGAGGTTGCCACTCATCGTCCCGTTCACATTGCTCGCAAATGGCACCACAGCCCTGTCCGTAGGACCGCTGCCGATGTAGAGGTTGAGGTCCGTACCATCCGTCTTAGCGGTGAACACCGGCTCAAAGGCACCCAGCACACCGTTGAAGTAGCTGAGGTCCTTCATGTTCTCCGATGTTGGCGTTACCACGATGTCCCAGCTCGCACCTTGGAAAGGCGGAACCTTGATCTGCTCTTCTGCGATGTCACGATGCATGAAGCGGTAACTGGCGCTGTGCCCATCCTTCGATGTGAAGCGAATCTCAGCCGGCACCTCTTCCTCGCCACGCTTCTGCGTCACAATCTCTACCGTCGCATCGCTTGCCGCGAACGGCGGAAACTTGAGGTAGCCCGACAGCACCGCCATACGCGATAGCCCAACCGTACCCGAAAGACCGTCAACGGGGCTCTTCAGCTTCCCGTAAAAGACGACCGTCTTGTTTTCGTCAATCGCCTTGATGTTTGAGGCGGTACCATCGCTCTCCACCTTGACCATTTCAATAAAGCCAAGACCGTGCGTGTGTGCCAAAATGTCTGTAAAAATATCAGCAAGCATATAAAACTCCTTAGTCTAGTGTATCAAATATAACAGATATAGCAAGGATTGTCAACACTTCGAGAAATCGAAAAGTGTTTCCATCATTGCCACATGCGGTTCCGTTCTCTGTAAATCCCATTTCAAAACATTGAGAAGATTCTTCACCTTCTTATCAACAATCGACTTCATCATGGATTCATCATCGAAAGGAAGGCTGATGAACCAATCCGGCAAATGCGGCTCGTCAACAGGATAAGCAACGGAGTTCATTCGCATGTCGTTGTTGTCTTTCAGCTTGCAAACAATCACCTTGTTGCCGTCCACAATCTTCATGCTGTGCAAATCGCCGTGCGAATCTCGCAACGAGTTCCAGTTGATGCTCGCCATTACATGCCCCGGAACCGTTAGCGATTCGGGCTTTTTGTTCGCTAAGACGACCTTGCTGCGTTGTAGCACCTTGTTCGTGTATTTTGTAAGGTTATTCACAGCCGTCGGGGAACCCTTTTCCCACGGCTTGAGCGATGAGAAATATTCTTTGAAGGTGCGAATACGCTCAATCACAGCGTCCTCGCCTTCTAGCTGAAGCGTGGCTAACAGAATCTCCTTGAGGAACTCCTGCACAATGACTGGCGTATCCGACCGTCTTAAGTCTAGCCCAACCACCTTCAGCTTGCCTGGCGAGTCACCGATATCCTTACGCGCACCTTCTTGATCGTATACGAGAATGGCGTACCGCTTCTTGGTCACGAACAGCCCTGTTTCACCGACCACTTCGCGACCAGCCTTCAGCACCTTACCTCGCTCCAACGGAATGTTGAATGTCTCTTTTGCGAACTGAGGGAAGGTACTCGATACCTCATCAGCAACCGCATCATAAAGTTCGATCACGCTTTCCTTCGTCCATTCTACCGTGCCATCCTCGATGTGATTCTTGAAGATAGGATAGGCTGAAAAATACACCGAGTCAGTATCACCGTAAATGACCGACCGTCCTGCATAGTCGTAAACACCATCAAGTAGCTCGTTCGTTTTAGCAGCCATATGTCGTGCAATGCTTCGACCTGTTAGCGTGGTGCTTTGTCCTAGTCGCCAATCGTAAAAGCGGCAATATTCGTTGAGCAATCCGCCATACAACGAGTTGAGGTTGATCTTCTTCACCAACTGCCGCTTGTCCCAAAAGGCGACGATTTTAGACAGCTCGTTCTTATCAATATGTGTAACCTTACCATCTTTCGTAAATGATAGATTATGCGATAGCATATACTGATACAACGGTTCCGTCCCAGCCTCTTCCGCCTTCTTTCGCAGATGGTTGACGGAGAACACCTGTGCCTGATCATAGGGGTCGACCGTTACGACACCACCGCCAGCTCGCTTTCGCTCCAACGCTTCGGCAATGGATTCTAGCTCGTCTTTGCGAATGTCGATGTCAACGCCTGTGTTCAACGCAATATAATCGCGCATCACACCCTGCATCTGTTTACGCTCGGAGTACCACCTGCTCAACAGCCCCGGAATGACACCTTCAACGTCGGTGCGGAAGATCGTACCGTTTGCGGAGATACACAGGTTGCTGTCCTTCTCGAACACAAGGTTTCGAACCGACGCACCTGTTGTCTCCGAGGAACCGCCTCCTTCTGCGTCGAGATAGATTCGTTCGCTGTTGTCGTTGTCGAGAACGAACTCCATCTCCAGCGTGTTGAAACGGTCATTCCACCATTCCGTCATAGACTTGCCGCCCTTTACCCATGTGCGAATCTCTTCGTTCGTTCTATCCAATCGTATCTGCCCAACGATCGTCTCGGGGCTCATGTTCAGCGCACGAATGACAGACGGGTATAGGGAGTTCAAGTCGCTCGAACCGACCCAACGGTGTAGCCCTTTCTTCGGATACTGGACCCAACCACCTGCCGCAGCAAGGTCGTCGCTGTGACTTTCGCCTGTGCGGTCAGGGACGATCATGCCTCGACGATGTGCTTCGTTGATGATTGCCTGCTCGGCATTTGCCACCGCTCCCATCGATGCAGGAATGAGGACACCGTTACCGTGTGCGATGCCGCTTGCCAGAGAAATAAACTGTAGCTTCTTATCCAGCTTATCTAACAGCTCTGTGTCTTGAATGTTGTATCGAAGGAACTTCTCAAAGTCGTTCTTGTATAGCTGGTCAAGCGTCCCTTCATACGGGACTTTGCGCTCGCCAACCTCAATCTCGGAAATAGCATCGAGAGCATAGCTGTGGCGCTCTTCGTAGTTGAACTTTTTGTAGAGCTGCATATAGTCAAGATGAATACGACCAATCAAATCGTATGTATGAGATTCCTTGCCGTTTCGCTCGAATGTTCGCGCAGACGGTAACTGATTCCATAGGCAAAGCTTGCGCGTATCCTGTTTCCCTAACACCTTGATGATGCGGTTGACGATATACGGAATATCGAACCCTTCGCTATGCCATCCGCTCAAAATATCGGCGTCATCAATCACCGTGAGGAAGGCGTCGAGCATGTGCGCTTCTTCATGAAAGAGGATGGTGTTACCGACACGGTCGGCGACCTTCTTTGCCTCGTCCATCGTCATCGTCTCAGGCGGCACCGCAAGGCACACCGTCTGCCCTAACCATTGAAGGTGAACGGCGATGGATGTGATCTCGTTCTCAGCGTCCTCTGGCTGGCTGAACCCGGTGTCCGCATCGAAGGCAGTCTCAATGTCGAAGAACGCCACATGCAGGTCGGGAGGTGATTGATGAAGGTAATACTTCTCGATCACCTTGTTGATCATTTTGATATCGGATTCGTATGTCTTTTTGTGTGAGTTGAACTTGGTTGACCGACTAAGCTCATTGTGTGTTCGGCACTCAATCTTCGACAAAGATTCACCGTAGATGCTCTTATACTTGCCCTTAGGGTCTTGAATATAATATTCGTAGATGGCGGGGTATTCTTTATAGACACGCTTGCCGCCATTCCGTTCGACAACCTTTACCTTGCCGTCTCGAGCAGTATAAATCAAATCAACATACATTCATTGTCCCTCAGTAGATAAAGCCTTGTTCCATCTTGTCTAACCACTCTTCAATAACCTCTTGCCCACCGTCGATGCGCATCATCTCTCGCGGAGACCGACCACCAAAGCTTTTCTTCGGATGGTCCATCCATGTCACCGCACGGTCCTTATCGGCAAAATAGTTCGTAACTCTGCTAAGTAGTTCTTCTTCGGTCATATAAAGAGTCGAAACAATCCATAGGTTGTTGTTACAAGATAGAAAGTCATTAGCACCACCATCCAACTGCTGTGTCGTGTATAGTTGCTATACATAAGAAGGATGGCACTAATAATATAGAAGATGAAGACAACCAATAGATTAGGGTTGGGCGACTGTAAGCTCATTGTTAGAGCCGCAGCCATTCCGCAAAGCGTTCCAATCGCCTCTGCCCAAAATAATGGTTTATTTGTTCGCCAGGTCTCGCGCCAAAACGCTATAATGCCTGCGACAAAGTTCTCCATGTGCTCTATTTACCTACTTGTCGATGCCAAGAGTTGTAAGAATGTCTTCCAGCTCTTCAAACTTCTCACGCTCTTCAGCGAGGTTGCGCTTGTAAGCGGTGTTGATAACCTTCTTCAGCATTGACGGCTTGATGTCCATCTCTTCCGCAATGGACTTGATGGTGTCGTTTAGGCCTTCGTTGAGAGTGTCGATTTCCGTCTTTACGGTGCAGCCCTCATTGACGAGCGCCTTTAGTCTTGCCTTATCATCTTCGGAATAATGACGAATGTGATGTGCTTCTTGTTCTTCGGACATAGTAACCTCCTGTAGTTATAACAGAAGTATACTACCTATTTAGAAGAATGTCAACTGCGAGATTGTTGACGAATGGTACGGAAGGCTTTGAGCTTCGCAGTTCGTGAAATGGCAGCAGGTAAGGCGTCCATAAATCCTTCCACATCGCCAGCCATAGCCAGCCCACGCGCCTTAGACGCGCTCATACCAGCCACACCATCTGCGTCGGGGTCGCGTTCGCCGGCGCTGACCACCTCGAAACGGTCCGCACCATACTCACGGGCGTAACGCTCCATTCTGGCAAAATCACCGACGCGGTCGCTACCCACTACCATGATGATGTGGTCGAACCGTTCCGCCATGACCGACAGGGCGTCATACGGTGTGCGGACCTCCTTCTCACGACCGTCCCACACCTCCACCTGAGGGAAGGCGCGGGCGAACATGCTCACCTTCATCTCGAACGGCAGCGGGTCCTTGGGTGGCTTGTGGGTTTGCGAAAGGAAGACGATTGCCTCCCCACCGTGTTTGTCGGCAACCTCCTTGACACGATTGACGAGGAGCTCGTGACCAATGGTCGGCGGATTCATTCGCCCAAAGGTAAAGACACCGATGCCGCGCTTTGGTTCTATGAGCTCGAATAATCTCATGCGTTTCTCATATCCTCGTCTAATGCTGCGAGAAGCTCTCTCGCAAGCTTGAGGTGGCGATTGGCAGCTGATAGAGTGTAGAGTGCCTCTGTATAATCAACATCGCTTTCTTCTTCCGTCTCGACGCGAAGCTTGCGACCTAGTTGGGCATTTTGTTCGGTTTGCTTGATTAGTTCTTCTAACTCAAGAACAATATCCGATGCCATACGATGGGCTAATGTATTCATTTCTTTAAGCGTTTTCTTCGTTTTCATTTGTTATATACTTGTGCGAAGTGTGGTGTTCTGAGTTCGGCAAGAATGCCTTCGTTTTCTAAATCTTTAATACGGTCATACGGTACAGGTAAAGGAAAAGCATCACGACTATTTGAGTAGACGTAAAAGATGCCTTCGGATACAACATGGATTTCAGCACCGATCTCAAGCGCAACATCTCTTCGATTAGGTATCTGCAATAGAGATGGCTGAACAACACGATAGAACCAACCATCGCGCCCTTCATTAATCTGCTGCTTAATCTCTGCTAATCTCATACCGATTCCACATCTAGTTCAAAATCATCATCTATGAGAGACATTAGGTCTTGCCCAATTTCTCTGCTAGTATCAATGTCCACGACCTCTGCTACCGCCACCTCATACATAAATGTATCATCTACATTATACATGGTTACGACAACATCGTCAATCTCGCTTCCGTCTTCTTCAAAGGCGGAAGTTTCGGCCACGGTTGCGAGGTCGTCTACAAACTCGTAGAAGGTTCGAATCTCATCTTCAGTAAGTTCTCTCTTTACCGCAAGACGAATAAATGTCCTTACTTCATTCATTATCTACCTTGATTGATTGCTGCTGTTTTTTCAGCACCCCTGGTCCAGGCAGCTACGCCTAGGATAGCCCCGAATGCCACATGGAATATTGCTCCACCTTCTAATGTAAGTGGCTTCCATTCTACACGGCCTAAATCTAGTTGCTTCAAAGCTTCAATCCTTACATCCTTATCGTCTAATAGACGAAGCTCGGCAAATGCCTCTGAATTAACTTGTCTATTTTGTACTTCCATAATTATCGGCATACCCACAAAGTCGAAAATACAAATCCCTAAATATACATACGCGGCAATCGGTCGCCAATACTTCTTGAAACCTGCTTCAAGATTTTGCTGGACAATTGCCTGCTTACCATTACATTGCTCGCAACTCATAGCGAACCTCCTTTGCTTCTTCCTAGTATTTATCAATATTTTGAAACTTTTAGGAAAAAGAAAGCCCCGTCGGGAGAGCGGGGCTTTCAACCTTAGCGCATTACTGCGTCGGTCCTAAGGTGTTATGCGTAACGGAACTCAATAATCGCTGTTGCGGTACCTGTACCACCGGCGGTCGTGACAGTTGCGCGGGCCTGCCGTGCTGTACCACCATTTAGTAGACGCAGGTCGGCAATATAGAGGCCTTCCACTTCGGGATCGTTCTCGGTTGCAGCCATATATGCGGCTGCACCATTCGTTGCATCGCCTAGCGTAACTGTTGTGGCAGCATCGGATGCTGTTGTGACATCAAGATAAGCGCGAAGGATGGTGGCGTTAGCTGGGATGCCATCTGCCGCACCAATGTTCTGTGCCGTTGCGGATGTTAGATTCACCGTTCCTGTGATCGTGCCGACGGCACCTGGGGTAACTGCACCAGCAACCGCATCATCAACATACTTCTTGTTAGGAATGTCGTCGTCTGCTGTGACGTTGTCCTCATAGTTGCCCGTACCTGCTACAACGCTTAGAACACCCGTGCCGTTCGTTACGAAACCGATATCGACGTTCGTCTCAGCACCGGTACCAAGGCTAATGGTAGGTGCAACGCCAGTCGCACCTGCTGTAATAGCAAGACCATTTACAGCAGACGCCGTGTCTAGAATCTCAAGAACTTCCTCACCGCTGCCATTAGCAAGAGTAATTTGCCCTGTGCCGTTTGGCTGGATTGTTAGATCGCCGTCTGCGGCAGTAATGCTAATTGTGTTACCGTTGATGTTGACATTGTCGACGTCTAGGTCACCTGTAATATCGACAGCGGCAGTTGCTGCAAGCGTTGTGCCGTTGAAGGTTAGTGCTGTGCCGGAGGTTAGCTGTCCGCCTGTTGTAGTGTAAACAATGCGGTTTGCAGCTAGGTCTGTAACGGTTAGTGTGCTGCCCGTGTTTAGAACAACGTCGTTACCGTTTTGGAAGGTTGTTGTGCTTACGTTTGTAACAATAACGTCGGTTGCGTCAATGTTGGTTGTTAGTGTACCTGCGCCGGCGTCTGCAATAGAAAGCGTGCTGTTACCTTCTGTAATAGATGTGCTGGATGTACCAGCATTCATAAACGTCTTTAGCTGGTCTACTGTTGCTCTTACGTTAGCAGTACCGCTAGCATCGTATAGGAGAACTAGGTCGCCTGTTGCAACATCGTCCCCTAGTGCCGGCGTACCATCAATATCAATCTCAAGCGTTGGATCACCGGAAACACCGTTACCGTTAGTAATAGCAAGACCATCACCGGCGCCAGCACCTGCAACCGCGATCGAGCGAGATGCGTATGTGTTATCTGCTGTGCGGGTGATTAGACCGTTTGTTGTAATCGCATTTGGTATGTCACGATCATTGAAGAAGTTCGTTAGCGTGATGCGCGATTCAACGCCGGCATCATTGAAGATTAGCTCATCTGCCAACGCAATGGTTGATGCAGATGTTAGCTCGGAAAAGTCTAGGTCTAGTGCATTACCATTCTGTACTAATCCGTTACCTGCTAGGATCGTTGTCGATGCGCTGAACTGTACCCAGTTTAGAGCATCTGTGTTTAGCGTTAAAATACCATCGCCCTGTAGAACCCAACCTGTGCCTGCATTCGTGCTACCTTCAAGAACGAATACGAAGTTGCCGCTGCTAACTTCTGCGGCTGGTGTGCCGTTGTGATCATCTGCGCGATTCCAGGTGGTCGTTGTTGCTGTAACAACATAGATACCGTTCTGTGTAGCCGACGACTGAGACTTAACAAGAACTCGATCGCCTTCTGCTAGGGTCACACCGTCAATTGTTCCGGGAGCAGACGTAAACTGACCAACACCTGCTGGGCCGCCTGATGCATTATATGTGGTAATATTACCTGTTGTTGCTACGCGGGCAGGTTCCTTCGGATCTAACCCGGCAGCGACATTATCGACATACAGCTTAGTTGCTGCGTCATTGTCAGCAACCGGTGCTAATACTTGTAGATGGGCAAGCGTTGTGCCATCTGTTGTAAACTTGAAATCGCTGTCTCCAGGAGTCCAAACTAGGCGCCCGCCGCCCTTACCGAGCTGAACATCTGGACCGATACCAGCTAAACCGAAATTTTTTGTTATTGACATTTACGAGTCCTCGAAAGTGCTACTTCTACCAATATTTATCATCTTTTTCGCTTAGACATAGGTTACTAAAACTCGCGCCGACCCACTAGTTGATCCACCCGAACTGAAGTATACAAATATGTCTGTGTCTAATGCCTGACTAAACACATAGTCCGTTTGCACATTGTAGGTTCCTGTCTCCGAAAGATCGTGAAAGTCATTTCCTATCAATCGTTCGTTGTCGCCTATGTCACCAACCGTTAGCGACGGAGCACCGTTGAATGGGATCGTGACCTCGACTGTGACGAGCGTGGCGCGGGACCCTTGACTGACGTTACCGAGAAGGACAGGTCCTGCACTATCGTCAAATTCTACCAATGCTTCAATGGTGCGGGAATCGCTCCCGGAAGAATCCTTCGTGGAGATTTTCTGCCACGCCCCGTCTACGAGCAAGAACAAGCGCCACTCTCCGTCTGTGGCGATACGAACAAAACCCATATCTCCGTTTTCGGCGGTCCCTAGAAGAGGAACAAGCTCTGCTTCTGTGTTCACAAACCAGGTCCTATTACCTCCACCGGCAACCCCTAGGCTAGTAGGTGTCCAGTCCGTACCATTAAATTGTAAGATGTTACCGGGAAGGGCCCCGGTCAAATCTACATCTTGAAGGTCGTTGAGAGTAAGCGCGCCGCTAATAGGACCAAAATAGATATTCCAGAATCCATCGGTCAGTAAGGCGTCTCCACTATTACCCGGTGTTGGTGTATCGAGTTTTATACCGTCTACCGCACCATCGGCAAGGTCTACCTTCGTGACTTGCTTATCGGCAATTTGATCGGTGCGGATCCTCGTAAGCACAATTACCCTCTACGGCCGAGAATGAAATACTGGCTTCCGTTCGAATATAATTCGACAAAACCAAAGTTTTCTCCAATAGTAGTGCTCGTTCCGCTGTCAATGCCTGCAGACAACGCAGTTTGAATTGTAATGGCTGATGTTGTTCGGTCACCGCCCGCCTCGTCTTTAATAATGACGCGATGTCCAACAGGGACGGAAGCAGGCTCCGGTAGATTGATAGTTACCGCAGCAACATTCTGCACACCGAGAATTTCTTCATCGAAAGTAGCAGAATATGTGGTCCCTGTTACCTCCCGATAGCTACGACCTGTCGTAGAACTAATGTAAAGGTCGTCACCGAGATCTGTAACCGTAATACCACCAGCACCACCGCGGATACCCTTTAGGCGAAGGGTGTTGTCGTTAGCAGCCGTCCCTTTCGCCACGAGGCTTTCGCCTGTCGCACTAACCGCATCAGCAACCGTAGTCGCGAACGAAGTAGCGGCTGTGCCGCCGAGCGTAGTGGCATCGCCTGCGAATGATACGACGAGCGTGCCGTTTACAGGTGCGACGGAAATCTGATCGCCGTCGCCTGTAATGGTGCGGAACTCAATCGTATCGGCGGATGGGTTGACCACAACTCCCTGACCGGATCCGATGTTCGTATAGTCGGGCAATCCTGCGGAAATAGTATAAAATTCTCCGCCAACATTTTCGGTGATTGTAATGTTATTGCCTGCTGCCAGAGATTTAAATCTAGCAACCTGTTTAACACCGGCAACATCGACACCATCAAAAATACCGTATACCGCACCGGCACCTAGATTGATTCCATCCAGCGGACTAGATGGCGCCTCACCTGTATCAAGGATGCCAAGAATTTCAATCTGATCGTCTGAAGTTAGCGTTTTCTTGAAGACGGAGAAGATTAATCCTGTCTCGCTGGACAACCACCCCGTTAACTGATTAAAACCGTTCCCGTTCGCAATTGTCACTGTTGAGCCCGACGCAGATTGAATAATATAATCACCTGCTTCGCTGCCAGTATAGATGCGCAGGATGTCGTTAGTGGTCACCCCTGCGGTCTGAAAATTCAAAGATGCCGATGTAAAGGTAATACCGCCGGCTGTCTTTGAACCGTTAGCATAACCGGATAATACCTCTCCGAGTAATGTGACGAGAGTAGTGGTGGACCCGTTCACTCCGCCAGGATAACTAATTTCATACGCATTTGATTGTTGTTTTACACCATTAATTGTAAGAATGAGAGACTGCGGGGAGGGAGCAAGCCACGGAATCGTCCATTGCGGTCCTTGATCACCTGTGCTATCAAACGTTCTTATATCTGTAGGGTTTCTTGCCTGAAGACCGAGGAATTCAATTAAATCGCCGGCTTGCGGCGCCTCTACAAATTGAACCACCATAGAAGTTTCAAAAGTTTCTAGAATGGTATATGCTCCGGTCTGCTGCTTTACGCCGTTAATTGTAATGATAAGAGATTCTTCATCCGGGACAATAAAATTAACTGGGAAATTTACACTCACACCCGACGCAGGAAATGGTCCATCTACCAATATAGCATCGAAGCCGCCATCTCCTTTCAATGCTTCGGGATCATACGCTTCAAAAGCCTTGAGCGTGTCATTCCATCGAAGATGCCAGCCCGACGCAACACTTTCGCTAACGCTAAAAGGTGGCGTATATTGATTAAGAAGATTATTTACTAGTGTATTTCCGGCGATAATTCTAGACATAGTTTGGGTCCGTTACATTGCTAAAAGGACTTTGTCAATATGACCAAGCCCGGTTGTTGAGTCATTTTCGGCAGGTTCCGGAATATACGACCGGTCTACAATCGCTCGTAAGAAAGTAAAATTGCCCACAAACGTGAACGCCAATGTTCCTGTATCGCCATCTCTACCCGTCGGAGCAAGAGGATTGATAGGAAACTGTGCATATGGCGTTGTGTTATTTACACTTAGGCTTGTATTAAGATTAATATCAAACCAATCGCCGTCCTGCGGTTCAGTTACGAGCGTGCCTTGAATTCCGAAACGCCCCGTGAAATTCGTGAAAAATACTTGAACCGTATGAACACCATCTGTGTGCCCATAGTAGCTGTCTCCGCGTACTGCCTTGCCTGTGATGTTGTGCTCACGACCTGTGTTGGTCATCATTACAACGCTCTTTCTACTTGGTGTTAGACTCATTATTCTTCCTTAAAAGTATACAGCGAATCGTAGTTCTTTTCGATGACATGCGTAAGATAATCTGCGGCATCATACATTCCATGCTGATTCGCAATAAGGATTAGATCTCTTAGTTGATCGTCTAGACTATCTTGCCGTTGTCCTTGACCGACCGCCTCCATTAGCCTGCGCATCTCGTTCATTCGCTTACAACCTCCACAACACATCCGCCACCTACCATTTCAGCAACAACCTGCTCAATAGTAGCAACGATTTCGTCTGTTAGTTTCTCTGGAGCATCGCCATCGTCCTTAGCGATTTGCGATACTTTGATTACCATTAGTTCTTCTACAATCTTAGCCATTGTGTGTCTCCTTAAAAACCTTGATGATTTTCAGTCTCGTCTAAAATTTGAGCGAAGTAGCCCTTAGCTTCCGACAATGTTTTAGCAGCCATCCCCTTCTCAGCGAGCGAAGCAATCCATTCTAACGGATCAGCGTTCTCTGCACCTTCCAAATCATCATCGTCAAACATTTCCATTAACTTACGCATTTCATTCATTGGATGTCTCCTTGCTTTTAGTATTTATCTAATAGATACGGAAAGAGGGCGATTGCTCGCCCTCTCTCGTCTCCCGCTCTTCGTCTTGTCTTAGTCTTCGGATGAGTTCTCGTTCAGCATGTCGTCAACCGTAGGCGTGTGACCGCTTGGAGGACGATAGGTGATCGCCAGCTTGTCATCCACGACAGCCAATCGAGCCTTACCACCGTTCTGCAAATCACCGAACAGAATCTCCTTCGCAATCGGCTTCTTCACCTCATCCTGAATCAACCGAGCCAGCGGCCTTGCGCCGAGGGCAGGATCGTAGCCGTGTTCTGCAAGCCAATCACGCGCCGCAGCAAGACAGGTCACGCGCACCTTCTTGGACGCCAGCATCTCATTCAGCTCGTCAATCGCTCTGCTAACGATGAGGCGCATCTCCTCACGCGACAGCTTGCCAAACTTCAGCGTACCGTCCAAACGATTGCGGAACTCCGGTGCGAGGAACTGCTTGATAGCCTTATCATCCTCACCTGTCTTCACCTGTGTGCCGAAGCCGATGGAGAGCTTCTCGCTCTCCCTTGCGCCAAGGTTGGAGGTCATCAGCAGAATGGTGTTCGTGAAGTCGACCGTCTTACCTGTGCTGCTCGTCAATCGACCATCGTCCATCACCTGGAGGAGAACCTGTAGCACCTCCGGTGCAGCCTTCTCGACCTCGTCCAGCAGGAGGACGCAGTTTGGATGCTGCTCCACCTTTGTGATGAGCTGCCCCGAACCACCCTGTCCTTCACCGTGTCCGACATAGCCAGGAGGAGCACCGATCAACCGTGCAATGGAATGCTTCTCGTTGTATTCGCTCATATCGAAGCGGATGAGCTCCACGCCCATTGCCGTCGCGAGCTGTTTCGCGAAATAGGTCTTACCCACACCCGTCGGACCCACGCATAGGTAGGAACCGATTGGCTTGCTGGTGTCGCGCAATCCGCTCTTAGAAATGACAATCGCTTCGACAACGGTGTCGATGGCCTTGTCCTGTCCGTAGACCTTATCCTTGATCTTCGCGTCGAGGCTTGCCAGCGCATCGTTCTCCTTGATGTCGATCATTGTGACCGGAATCTTGGCAATCTTCGAGACCGTTGCCATAATACGCTCCAGGTCTACCTTCTCAACCTCTTCGAGCTTCGCCTTCGCACCAGCCGCGTCCATAATGTCAATCGCCTTGTCCGGCAGATGCTTGTTCTTCATGTAGCGCATCGAGAGGTCGACAGCGGTGTCGAGAGCTTCGAGGTCATATTCGACGCCGTGGAAGTCCTCATAGTATTTCACCAGTCCGCGCATGATGCGCTTCGTATCATCGACGGATGGCTCCGTAATCTCATATCGCTGGAAACGACGCTTCAGCGCCTTGTCCTTCTCAAAGTGCGTCTCGTATTCGTCGAGGGTGGTAGCACCAACGCACCGCAGCGTTCCCTTGGCGAGCATTGGCTTGAGCAGATTGCTCGCATCCATCGTGCCCTGTGATGCTGATCCTGCACCCATAATCATATGGATTTCATCAATGAATAGAATGACATTGCCCTTCTTCTCAATCTCCTTCAGCACCGCCTTCAGTCGCTCCTCAAAGTCACCGCGGTATTTCGTGCCGGCAACGAGCGCACCGATATCGAGACTATAGACCTCCTTAGCCTGTAGCGCCTTGGGTACTTCACCATCTACAATCTTCTTCGCCAGCCCCTCTGCGAGACAGGTCTTACCCACGCCCGGATGACCGACGTAGATGATGTTGTTCTTCTTCCGTCGCGCCAACACCTCAATCGTATCCTCAAGCTCTGTTTCACGCCCGATAACAGGATCGATCTGTCCTTCCTTGCTCGCCTTGTTGAGGTTGCGGCAGAATTCCTCGAGCGGAGATTCTGTAGTAACACCAGCACCATCCACATCGTGCTTCTTCATATAGTTGATGATGCGGTCTCTTGTTACGCCACCCTTCTGTAGGAAGTAATATGCGTGGCTGTTTTCCTCGCACATGACTGACAGAAGAAGTCCGATTGGTGTAATCTCGCTGCGTCCGGAGAAGATGAAATTCGATAATGCCCGTTGAAAGATTCTGCGCAGGGCGGTTGTCTGTAGCGGGCCTTGATACTTTGTCAGCCCATCGTTCGGAACCTTTAGCGCATTCGTGTTGATGTATTTCTCCACCGTGTTACGAATGATGTTCGGCTTTGCGCCGATATTCGTGATGATGTGCTGAACTTCTTTTTCTTGAAGAAGCGACCACAACAGATGTTCTGCGGTGAGATATTCGTGTTCGTTTTCTTCAGCAAATGTAGCTGCACGGTCAAGAACGCGATTGATATGCTCGTTGTTGTCTGCGGACATAAGTTCTCCTAAACTTGTATTTCGTTGCGATACCCTAAGCTAATGATACTTTCTTTTTGTTCGTCTGTCAAGTTACGCGGGATGGATATGTTGATTTGAACAAGAAGGTCGCCTCTGATATTCGTTACCTCAGGGTTGGGCATACCTTTTCCACGAAGTCGAAGTATCTGTCCAGGTTGTGTGCCAGCCGGAACATCACAGCGTAAATGGCTTCGGTCGATATGATCGATATCCAGCTTCACGCCGAGCATCGCTTCTGCGGCTGTGATGTTTGCTTCAACTAGCAAATCATCCCCTGCTCTCTTATATTTAGCGTGTGGAAGAACGACCACATCAACCCAAAAATCGTCTACCGAAATGCGATTGCCTGTGCGAAGACCGGGAGGAATACGAAAGCTCTTATCATTCACCTGTCGTATTGTTCCATGAAAAGCTTCCTCAAGCGATATGGTGGTACGGTAAATAGTGCGCCGTTGTTGCCGCCCGCGGAGAGATTCGAACAAATCATGAATATTCATGAAAGGGTCCGCCCCACCGTTGCTGGAATAATACTGTCGCACACGGTCACCATTAGCAGCGGAACCGCCCATATCATACTGGGCTTTCTTCTGAGGGTCTTTTAGAATGGAGTAAGCTTCTTGAAGTTCCTGAAACTTTTGAGTAGCTTCGGCTTCGGTGCTTACATCGGGGTGATACTTTTTAGCGAGGCGTCTATACTGCTTCTTGATTTCGTCTTCGCTTGCGTTGCGTTCGACACCAAGAATCTTGTAATAGTCTTTCATTATTTCTCCTCGCTATCACCTCCCTTCGTTGGGTCAGGCAATGTTTCTCTGTAGTAGATTATGATTTCCTTCTGCTCTCGAACATACCGAATAATCTCCTGCATGTTTAGCGCAAGGTTTTCATAATCCTTTGTTTCGATTGCGAACAGCGCAATCTCAACATCCTTGTTTTCTTCAAGATACTTTAGTAGCTCTTCACGATTGAACACTCTCCATTTCACTTCACGCAGCGTCATCTCTGCCGGTGCTGATGGGTGAATATATGTGAGCTCCAAAGTATCAGTCTGTGCTGGTATTGTAGCATGAAAACAGCCAGAAAGCAAGAGCAATGATGCTAAAAGAAGGAGAGTCTTCATTCTTCTTCCTCCCGCTTCACTTCGTAGCTATCCGGGTCGCTCAGTTCCTTGAGCTGATTGAAGACATCCTGTGTGCCTCGGTTGACGCGGTTCTCAATCAATCCGGGACGCTTCGATGCAAGATACTTGAGGTCGTGTCTCGCCAATAGCTCAGCCATGTCGTTCGATTCGCGACGAATACGATTGAGGCGATCGTTGAGGTTGTTGAGATTCTGCGCCTGTCGTGCCGACTCTTCTCGTTGGCGAACAATCGTTCCTTGAAGAGTGCTGTTAGCGTTCTGTAGTATCTCAATCTGCGCAGCCTGTTCATTCATCTTTTCTTGCGCATGATTGAAGTATAGATAAAACGCGCCGCTCATTGCTAAGATGACGACACCGGCGCCAAGTGCAACCTTGCCAGTCAAACCAAAACCAAGCATTACTTTCTCCTTACGACAATCGACCGGTTATCGTTGTTATGTGTGATGAAAAAATATGTGTCAATGGTCGAAATATCCCAACCTTCTCCAAGCATGGAGCGAAGATTAGTAAGGGCAGACGATGTTGCCATTAGGTCGAGATAGGATTCTTTAAGATTGAGTTTCTCTGTTAGCTCTTCTGTATCACCGAAGTCTACTAAATCTAAAACAAGCTTCTGTCCAGAACGCTCGAATACAATATAGCCTTCGGTTATTTCTAACCCAGTCAAATCACTATTACGAAGATAGTCTTCCATAGTTAGATTGAAGTCGGACTTAGGAACATACTCTTCAACGCGAGTGATAACGAGCTTTTGTATTTCCTTAGACTTTAGAGGATACTTCTTATCGGAGAGATACGGCTTTACGCGCCATTCCATCTCACCTGTTACTCTTTCAATATCGTCGAGAAGCTTATAGAGTTTAGTCCAAAAGTTTGGTTGACGCTTGAACTCGACAAAAACAAGATAGTTACCGTGCGTGTCAGGATTTGGACTTACTTCGCTGTCCAATACCTCAACGACACTCTTGTCAATAAAATCATCAAGGTCATACGCAGGTAGCTCATCCTTGCAGTAGAATGCGACAACGATTACCTCTTCGGTTGTACCAAGCTTCGGCTCAAACTCGTCAATGCTAATCAACGGTAGAACGAGGTTCTTTAGCTCTTCGTTACGAATACCCATTACTGCATACCTTGTTGTTCATTCTCTTCAGCATCGTCTGCATCATCATCGGCTTCTTCCTGTTGGTCTCCGGTGATTTCCTCATCCCACGCTGCTGTAATATCTTCAATATCAACTTCTTCGTCTTCGAACTCTAGAATGCCTTCGTATGCTTCATCAATAAACTTGCGCGGCATCTCAATCGTTACCAGCCAAACTGGGATTCTCTTTTCCTGCGCCTTCTTTGGTTGATGTGTCTCGTCACCTTCTGTATCGGAAGGGTCAAGAACACGCTGAGTCTCAATAAAGACATCCTTGCTGAAATAGACTTTACAACCATACTTCACTAGTCGCATCGAACCTTCTGGGTCCGGCATCGACTTATAAGGATACATCCAGGTTGTTTTGAACCAGTAGCGGTCCATATCCGGTCCTTCTACCAGCTCTCCCATAATCCAGTTCTTATATGCGTAGATGCTGACATGGTCTAGAATCTTCTCGAACTCTAGCAACATATCAAGGGCGGTAGTCTTACCACTCACTCGACGAATAAGGGCTAGGACATCATTTACTTTCTTCGGCATTCTTTTGCTCCGTTACTCTATTATTTATCAGAAAGATACAGATGTTTTCAAATTTGCTTTGGGTCGAAGTTATCTCGGAAAATTAGTATCTCAAACGGATTAGGGAATAAAGGAGGGAAGTTCTCGAGTATGAGGTTTACTAATGCCTCAGAAGCGTCGTAGTCTATACCTATTATGTCATCATCAATTGCAAATGCATTGACTCGAAATAAAATAAGATTCTCGTTGGTATAGTGTTCAATCTCTTGCCAACTAGGCATGATAACTTGTACCGGACGCCTAAGATACAATGATGCCTCTCGGAAAATAACGTGTCGATGTTTGATGATAGCTTTTTGTAAATTCATGATTTTATTCTGCGTTAATAATATACACTTGACCGACATCAAACGGCTCGCCATCCCAGTT